GGAGGCTACTCTTCAAGGTAAAGCGGTAAAAAATACATATAGACAAGTATTACAGATTGGTGCTAATAATGTTGGGGTAAGTGGTACTTTACAGCCAGTTCAAGATGGTGCTGGAGTAAATACTGCTTTATCTCTTTCTACTTTAGCTGCAACAGTTAATGGAGATTTAACAATTACTGGCGACTTGATTATTACTGGTGGTGGATTACAGATTAAAGACCTTATCGATGATACTGTAGCGGCATTGATTCAGAATGGTACTGGAATTACATGGACATACAATGATGGTGCTGCAACCTTAACTGGTAACTTTACTGGAACTACAAGCGTAGTACCAGAGGGAAGTAATTTATACTATACTCAAGGTAGATTTGATTCAGCTTTCGCTGCTAAGAGCACAACGAACTTGGCAGAAGGAGCAAATCTTTATTTTACTAATGCAAGAGCAAGAACCGCTTTAAGTGTAACTGGAGGAACTGGTATTGCTTATGATAACGCAACTGGTGTATTCAACTTAGCTGCTATTCCAAACGCAAGTTTAGCTAATAGCTCAATAACAATAAATGGTCAAGCGGTATCATTAGGTGGTACAGTTACTTTAACTACAACAAACATTGCAGAAGGAACTAACCTATATTACACTCAAGCAAGATTTGATACTGCTTTTAGCAATAAGAGTACAACCAATTTAGCTGAAGGTTCAAACCTTTACTATACACAAGCAAGATTTGATACTGCTTTAGCTGCAAAGACTACTACAGATTTAGCAGAAGGCTCAAATTTATACTATACAGATACTCGTGCAAGACTTGCATTGTCATCATCAGCTACTGGTTTAAGTTACGCCAATAATAGCGGTGTATTTAGCTTAACTGCTGGTTATGCTATTCCTACTACTGTTAAATTAGGTCAATACGATACAGCTTACAATCGCTCTCTCATATCTGCTGCTGTAACTGGTACAACAACTAAAACAATATCTTTAACTCAACAAGATGCAAACGTTGTTTCAGCTACTTGGACTGACTTAGGTATAACTACTATCAATGGAACCGCAAATCAGATTGCCGCTAATACTGTTGGCAATACTACAACCATCGCATTTACTAATGACGTTACAATGCCAAACAACTTAGTTGTAAGTGGTAACTTAACTATCAATGGTACTGCAACTTATGTAAACACTCAATCAATATCGGCTAAAGACCCATTGTTTGAGGTTGCAAATGATAACAATACTACAGATGCTGTAGACATAGGATATTATGGAAGATATTACGATACTCCTCAAACTCGTGTAGAGTTCACTGGTTTATTTAGAGATGCTTCTGATGCTGGTAAGTTTAAATTCTTTACTGGCTTAGTAGATGAACCTACTAACGTAGTTAATACTACTGGAACTGGATATACTGTTGGTACTTTAGTTGCAAACTTTGAAGGTAATTTAGCTGGTACAGCAAACGCTGCAAACGCACTTTCTACTGCAAGAACAATAGCTGCAAGTGGAGATGCTACTTATTCAGTAAGTTTTGATGGTAGTGCAAACGTAACATCTGCTTTAACTTTAGCTAATACTGGAGTTACTGCATCAACTTACGGAACTTCTACTGCTGTGCCTACAATCGCCGTAGATAGCAAGGGTAGAATTACAAGTGCTTCAAATACAAACATTACTTTCCCAGTTACAACAGTTAACGGATTTGCTGGAACAGTAGTTCTAACAACATCAGATGTTGCTGAGGGAACAAATCAATACTTTACTACAGCAAGAGCACAAGCCGCTATTACTGGTGGTGCATCAAGCGTAGTAACTGCTAACTTAACTGCATCAAGAGCATTGGTTTCTGATGGTAGTGGTAAGATTGCAGCAAGTGCAACTACAACAACTACAGAGATAGGTTATTTAGCTGGTGTTACAAGTGCTTTACAAACTCAACTTGATAGCAAGTTAAACTTGACTGGTGGTACTTTGACTGGAGGATTAATCGGAACTACTGGTAGCTTCTCAAGTAGTGGTAGTGGAGATACTTTCACTATTGGCCATACAAGCGGAAGTGGCATAGCTCTAAACATTACTAAAAGTGGTAACGGAGAAGGATTATATATAAACAAAGCAAGTGGTAGTGGAAACGCTGCTACAATCATAGGTACTTTAAACGCAACTACTTTAGTTAAGAGTGGTGGTACAGCATCTCAGTTTTTAATGGCGGATGGTAGCGTTAATACTTCAGTTTTAGCAAGTGGTGCTTACTTACCTTTAGCTGGTGGAACAATTACTGGTGTATTAAATACAAAAGGCACATTAACGGTAGGTGATGCTGGTGTAACAAATGCAATAATTAATTCTGCAGATGGAATGTATTTTAACATAGATTCAGATGCTTCTGGTAGTACTCCTGAATTTATGTTTGGTAAAGGTAGAAGTGGTACTAGCGGTGGAACAACATTTTTAACTATTGCTAATACTGGTGCTGCTACTTTTTCAAGTAGTTTAACAATGGCTTATGGAGGAACTCCAAGATTGACTTTACAAGATACTGATGCTGGTGCTGGTAATGTAGGTATATTATTCAAGGAATCTACAAATGATAAATGGACTTTAGCTTCAGCTTCTGGAAATTTTCAGTTTTTTAATGAAGCTACTGCAAGTAATGCGATGTATATTACTTCTGGTAACAATGTAGTAATAGGAGGTACAACTGCAGGTACATCATTAAATACATCATTAACCGTAAATACTGCAAGTGCTGGTGATTATGCTGGTCTTATTGCAATGACTGCTAATACTCAAAGAGGTTATTATGGTGGAACAAGTACTGGTTTAGAAATTGGAGTTGCTGGTAGTGGATATTTTAGTGCTTGGACATCTGGCACTGAACGAATAAGAATCACATCTGGGGGTATTATACAATTTAATGGTGGATATTTTAAATCAGTTGGAGCATTATTTGAAAGTTATACATCAACTGCATATTCATCATTAATGGGTACTTTGAGTATTGGTAATTCTTATGACCAAGCAAATACTGGAGATACTCTTTTAAGAACATATTCTTCTACTGCAAATGCAAGTCCAAGATTATATTGTGCATCTGGAAGTGGTGGTGTTTATTTAACTTTTGGTGCAACATCTTGGACTGCAAATTCAGATGAAACTATTAAAGATATTATTGAGCCAATTACAAATGCAAATGATAAATTAAAGGATTTAAGAACAGTTGTTTATAAGCTAAAAGAAGATGAAGAAGGCGTAAGAAGAATTGGATTAATTGCACAAGATGTAGAAAAAGTACTTCCAGAATTAGTCACAAAAGGATTTCAAAAGACTTATGATAGAGAAATACTTGGATTAAATTATACAGATTTAATTCCAGTTCTAATAAAAGCTGTTCAAGAACAACAAGCTCAAATAGAAGAATTAAAAGCATTGATTGCGGCTAAATAATTTTACCTAAATTTGTAAAAATAACCAAATATGAAACCACAAGGACAAATTACACTTACAGATGAGCAATTAAAGGAAATAGACGCTATTATAGGAGAGATACCAGCAAAGTATGCTATGCCATTGATTGGCTTCTTACAAGCTAACTATAAGGCTCAAAATGGTCAACAAACGGAAGTTAAAGAACAAGAGGTAGAAGGATAATGAAAGACTGCGGATATGCTATACGAAAGGCTTATTTCGACAAGATAAATGCTGCTGAGTACGAGTTATCGGTATATGATACCATTGCTCCAGATTACTCAGAGCCTCCATTCTTGTTAATAAGTTCTCAGACATCAGTAGAAAATAGTGATAAAACAAGCTATAACTTTGATGTAAGCATACAGTTTGACATTGTTTATAGAACATTTAAGTCTGGAGAAGTAGGACAAAAGTCCGTAGACACATGGGCTAACGCTTTATTGGAAATCATAGGAACAGCTCCTGCAGATTATCCAAATGCTTCTCCAGATTTCAAGATAGTTACAAGGAATATGGCATCAAACCAAGCTACTTTTGACTATGTAGAAGAAACATATATTTTTAGAAGAGTTATAATAGTTAATCACTTTGTGACTCAAACAACATAAATAACATAAAAAAACAAATAAAATGGCAACAACTGGTGTATTTAACGGAACCCTATTGGTAGTAAAGATAGGTGGAGTAGCAGTAGCTCACTCTACAGCTTGTTCTTTATCAGTATCAACAGACTTACCAGACGCTTCTACAAAAGATAGCGGTGGATGGGCAGCTCAAATTCAAGGACAACGTTCTTGGTCAGTATCAACAGATGGTTTAGCAGTAATTGAGTCTGCAGCAGCTGGAGTAAACGTAGAGGACTTATTTTCTTCTGTTAGCTCAAGAACTGATGTTACTTTGACTTTCTCTACTTTCGTTAGTGGTGACAAGATTTGGACTGGAACTGCAGCGGTTGAGTCTTTAGACTTTACTGGTGACATGGAATCTCCAGCTACATTCTCTGCATCATTTACTGGTACTGGAGCATTAGTGATGACTACCAACGCATAAACTAAAAACCAAAATATATGAGAGGACAATTTAACCTATCACTTTCTGATGGTAAGGTAATACCGTTACGTTTCTGTACATGGTCTCTAAAGAGATTCTGTAAGTTACAAGGTATAGGACCAACAGAAATTGGACTAGCTTTAAGTGGCAAAGACGCATTAGACGCAATAGTTAACTTGATTAGAAGTGCTGCAGAGTACGAATTCGTAAAAGA